ATGTGTATTGATGTCTTTGGATGATTACGACGCAAAGCAGGATGGAGGAGCATGGAGTAGGGAGAGAATAGATGAAGCGGTTAACAATCAGGTAGGAAAGAATCCGTTGTTTAGTTTTAATCCTGCGAAGTCGAAAGTAATATTTCAGGACACAGGGAAGAATAAGCACCCATACTTCGAGGTATCGAGAAGGTACCGAGAATTAGCGAAAAAGAATTTTAACTTACCGATACCTAAAAGAAAAACTACATGAATATCATCAACAAAGAAACTACGATTAGAGAAACAGGGCAAAAGGTTAGTAAACCGATTTACAATATTACTAATCCAGTTGACAAGGCAGGGAATGGATTACCTCGCCCTTTAATGTTTGTGCATCAGTTAGTCCTCCATAGTAGGCAATGGCACCAACCATTAAAAACTATATACTTATCTCCGGGTTGGTATACTATTGTATTTGATTGGGTGCGAAGGAGAGCGACAGAGGAGGAGGCGGAGTGTAAAGTAGATTTGCTTACCTTTGATGGGGCGAACATAGAGATGATGGAGGAGAATCACATTATCAGGGCAAAGAACGGAACCGACGAAATAGACTGGGATTATTATCCTACAAAAGTTGACTAATGGCCGAAGGATTTACAATACAACAGAAAATAGCCGCTTTGCAGAGGTTAAAGGTAGACTTACCTAAAGCCATTGCCGAGAGTGGGCAGCTTTATTTTCAAAAGAACTTTGACAAGCAGCAATGGGATGGTAAGCCGTGGGCACCAAGAAAGAAAGAAACAAAAAAGACGATAGGAAAGCATATATTGGTAGGTACTGGAGCGTTAAGGCAGTCATTGCAGAATAGTATAATAAGATACGATTGGAAAAGTGTAGAATGGGGAGTAAATCCATTAAGCAAGAAGGATGGAAGGAGCTATGCAGGGTATTTGAATTACGGAACAGACAAGATGCCTGCGAGGGAATTCATCGGAGGTAGCAAGGAATTAAACAAACGGATAATAAGCTTAATAAAGCGAGAGTTTAACAAGGTATTCAGCGCAAAATGAAAAACGCATTTATAGCATTACAGGCTCAATTACTTACGGCGTTAAGTTCGTTAGGGGTGAATTATATCCGCATGTGGAATAATCAACTAGAAAGGCTATTGAATGGAGAAATAAGCGACTTCGCTTTGATGAATGAATCAGGCGACACGCCCGCCATTCTTATTGAGTTCGTAGGTCCATCGACTATTGAAACGTTAGGCAATGGCGACCAATTGTATAATCCTTTCGATATTAAAATTCATATTTTGCATCAATTTTATAATGCGTCGGATGGTACACAAGACCAAGACCTTAAAGTATTGGACATTGCGCAGGGAGTGTATGATGCTTTCAATGGGTGGATGAGTGGAACTGTAGCCTTCGGGCAGTTTATCCGGATTTCGGAGGAGTGGGATTATGACCATCCCGATGTTTACCATTTCATTCAAACCTACCGAACGACATTTGTGGATTCAACATTGAACGCTCCAGTTAACGGAACGTTGAGTGATAAAAACGATACATTAACATTAAACGTAATACAAGGGGCATGAGCTACGTAGCAAGGACATATCAAGCCATTCAGGCTCAAATAGTAACGCAGGTTAATACATTAGTTCCTACGTTGACAAGTAAATCAAAGGCAGCATATTGGAATATGTGGGCCTTTATTGTGGCAGTTAGCCAAAACTTAATGGAGCAAAGGTTTGTATTATTGCAGAATCAAATCGAATCCATCGTGGCTAATTCAGTAGCCGCTACTGCGGCGTGGATAACATCGCAGGTACTTTTATTTCAGGATGGGAATACAATTCAGTTGAACTCAAACTTTACTTTCAGTTATCCACAACCTTACTACCAGACGCCAATAACATCGTGCGCAGTGGTAACGGCACCGAATGGAGTAGTTAACATTAAGGTGGCAGCAAGTGGAAGCGCGCTAACATCAGGACAACAAACCGAACTAAAAGCATATTTAAATACTATTCTACCTGCAGGAATGATAACTAATGTTATAAGCGTAGCAGGGGATACGTTGTCGGTTACGGCCAAAGTGTATTACAATGGACAATCTAATAGCGTAATACTTGCAAATGTATTAAATGCTATTAATAATTATTGTTCATTGCTTCCTTTTAATGGTTTAGTTCGCGTTTCAGACATCGAAAACGCAATTTTATCGGTAACAGGAGTTACGGATGTAGTTTTAAATACAGTTATTTGTACTCCAGTCGTTGCGGGAGGTTCACCTGTAACGATGGTAAGCTCTTCACAAACATTAGCAAGGACATACCAAACGTACTCGGGATACTTGACAAATGCCGATTCAACAGGAAGCTTATTAACTTTTATTGTATCTAACCAATGATAACCGTACCAACAATATACACGGACAATGAGGGGCAGGTAGCGTCCGACCTTTCGATACCTTCCAGAAGACAGTCGATTTGGTTAAACTTCCTTACTGCATTGTTGTATCCTCAAACGTGGCTTAATAATTTAGTATTTAACAAATGGTTTTCGGGTAGTGGGGCAAGTTTATGGACTTCGGGCAGTACGTATGTTTATGGGGATAATGTAAAGGGAGCCGACTATGCAGTATATGAGTGTATCAACTTAAATGGGGTTACATCTACTACTCCTCCTTATTCGGACCCGACAAATTGGCAAAGGATATGCGATACTTTTGTAGGGGTAGGAGAGCGAGCAATGTATACAGGGCAGCTAGGAATGTTGGAATATATCCTTAATTACTATTTTGGCATAGGGACAGTTACTTTACCATGGACAGGAGCAAGCCATTCGACACAAATTTATATTGTCAACAATAACGGAACGTACGGTAATACTTTTTGGCTTACTAATTCAAATACGGCATTAACTTCATTTATGGCTCAAGGTAGCAGCTTCCAACGTAGTTACATGCGAAATTCAAGCTCGGGACTAAATGCGAATAACTTCACTATTTATGTACCTACGGCTTATTCAGCGTATCAATCACAAATAACATCACTTGCAAGTAAATACTGTCAAGCAAACTATTCATTTAATATAATACTTTACTAACATGAACCAAATAATAACAAGCAACGTTAATGATTCGATTAATCAGGAACAACCATTATTAGCGACTTCTTTGGCTTTCCTTCAATCGGGAATCATTGAGGGGTTGGGTAATTCTGTTCAAGCTCAAATCGGAAGTTCTTATTCTACCTCTACTATTTATGTTCTTTGGGGATTAATAAGGACAGGCGCCGCCGATGGTGCTTCGAGCGGAACAGTAACCATCACAGCAGGAGCCATCTATTACAATGGGGAGATTTATACGGTACCTGCATTTACGGGCACTATGGCAACAGGTAAAGCGGTTTATTCGGCGTTAACTATTACTAATGGAAGTCCGGACCCTACAACATTTTCCAATGGGAATACATTTAACGTTCACAACATCAGGCAATGGATCTTCTCAATAGCAACATCAGGAAGCAATGCGCAAAGTACATTCTACTATTTAAATACAGATTGGCAAAGCACGGCGTTAACATTAAGTAACGTAACCTCAATTACTGGAGGTTCGGCTACTTCTGTAACTGGAGGAAACATAGTATGGAAAAAAACAGGTAAAACAGTTTTTATACAATTTGGTATTCAAGTTGTTAAAACTACCGTGTCGACTTCTCAAATAGCTATTGGATTTCCTTCCATTGGATGGACAATAAACTCAAGCTTTTCAGCTTCTGCATATGTTGCTTTTCCTTGTTGGATGCTTGGTAACTCTACAGGTAATGCCTGTATAGTAATGACGCCATCAATGGTTAGCGGAGTGCCTACGTTTACGTTTACTAATTTTACCGATACAGGAACTTCAATAACTATTTACGGGAACTTCACTTTCGACGTGGATTAACAGCCGTGAATCGGATTGTGTTTGCCATTAGACTTAAAGTAATTAGGGCTATCAATTAATTCGCTTCCTTTCGGGCGTGGTAGTCCCATTGTTTTAATCCAATCTTGGAAACACATTACACGTTGAAGGGTCGATGCTTTTTTAGGCTTGTTTCTTTTGTTCTTTGTCATTTTGTTCTTTTTGTTTGCGTTCGAAAATTGCTACTAAGTTGCGTTGTTCGGATTCGGGAAGTTGCTCAAAGTACCTATCTAGAATCCGAGCCGCAGCCGAGGATACATTCAACATTCGGCAGTCTTTATCTGCCATTAACATCATATAAGCGCGGGGTTTTAAAACGACTTGGATTCTGTATTGGTGCATAGAGTTTTTTTTGTAATACAAATATACTATATTATTCAAATGAACCTAATTAGTAATTAATTTTACTATCAAATGGGAAAAGACTTAACATATTGCGAGAATGTGGATGCAGATATTCCTAAATTGTTCATTGACAAAGAAATAGGAGGCAAAGACGAGGATGGGCAGCCGAATATACAAGGTAATGAGTTCTTAAAGGAACTATTATTTATTTCGGACGAACTTCACAAATCAAAGGTAGAGGTATGGATTAATAGTCCGGGCGGAGTAGTAACCGAAGGGCAATCAATATACGCGTCTATTTTATCCTCCGTAGCGTCAGTTGATACTGTATGCTACGGGATAGCAGCTTCAATATCGGGAGTAATATTCCAAGCAGGCAGGAAGCGCAAAATGTACGATTACGCTACATTAATGTACCATCCGGCTTATAGTGAGGATGGGAAAGTAGATAAAGGATTGGAAGCTTTGAATAATGCTATTTGTAAGATGATAGCAACACGGACAGGGAAGACAGAGGACGAAATTTGGGCGATAATGAATCGAGGCAAAGCTGATGATAAAGGGACATGGATAGGAGCAGATGAAGCATTGGCGATGGGATTTTGCGATGAGGTCATCAGGTCGGATTCAAAGAACAAAAACGCCATAGTAACCGAATCAACTAACGCCCTATGGAAAGAAGCAAATAAAGTTTTAAACCGAAACAATAAACCAACAAAAAAGAACATGAAAAACGTATTAAATAAATTAGGATTAGTAGAAGATGCAAACGAAGCATCAGCTATCGCGGCTATCGACGCGCTTAACAAATCTATGGATGATTTGAAAAAGCAATACGACAAAAAGAAAGCCGAATTAGAAGACTTGAAAAAGGAGATGGACGAAATGAAGGCTAAAAAGAAAGCCGAAGATGAGGACGCCGAAAAGAAAGCAAAAGCAGATGCAGACGAAAAAGCAAAAGCCGAAGAAGAAGCTAAAAACAAAAAGGCAGAGGAAGACAAAAAGAAAGCCGACGAAGAGTGTAAAAATGCAGTAGCGGCCGGAAAGATTAAGAACGATGCTAAAGTAATTGAATCATTTAAAAACGCATTTTTGAGAGATTACGAAGGCACTAAAGCAATCATTGACGCAATGCCAGCGACTAAAACATCTCCAGTATTTGTAACCGCAGAAACTAACAGCATCCAAGACAGCGAAGCCGAGCAATCAGCACGCCGCGCAGGTATCAAAGTAGGATCTGCAAATTGGTACAATCATATTAAAGCTTTTGAATTAAACAAACGTAAATAAACCGCTAAAAACATAAAAACATGGCAGAAGCATTATCAGTAACGGAACAAGTATACGCAGGAGAAGCGAGTGAGTTTTTCCTATTGCGTCCAGTTGTTGAGATGGATACATACGAAAAAGGATGTATTTCATTAATCAACGACATCAAAAAACAACATACATTAGATAGGTTAGAAGTATCTAACTTCATCCAAGATGCAGCGGCTACGCCGACATCTCAAGGTTCAATCTTAGTGGATTATAAACAATTGATTCCACAACGTTTCGATTTGTATATGGAGTTTAACCCACATGATTTTGAAACTTCATTTTTTGCTCCTGAATTGCAAAAATTGTTAATGGATAGGGCATTACCTCCAACTGCAAATAACTTTTTGTTGTTGCAATTGATGCGTCGTGTTAACCAATACTACGAGTATGCAATTTGGCAATCAAGGTTGGCTTACAATCCAACTACAGGGACTCAAACAGTACCAACAGCGTTGACTACTGCAACCAAAAATACTAATTTCTATTATTTCGATGGTCTTATCGAAAAGATGTTAAGCGATGCAAACACTATCCAAGTGCCATCGCCAGTTACTTTGACTGCGGCTAACATCCGTTCGACAATGGACACAATGATAGGGTTAGTACCTCCTGCAAACTTGGCGAAATACGGAGCTATGGGATTGAAAGTATTGGTATCTTATAACACATGGTTATTATATAACACAGCTTTAAGAACTGACACCTTCAAAAACCAAGATACTACCGAAGCATCTCAAGACAAATGGAATGGTTACGATGTAGTACGTTGCGCAGGTATTCCTGATAACACTATCATCATGTGTTTGGCAAATCCCAATCCTCAATCTTCAGTATTATTTATCGGCGTGAATGAATTCGGAGATAAAGAAAACTTGAAGATGGCACCCATTTTGAACTTCTCCGACCTTTGGGCAGTACGTGCGGAACAAAAAGTGGATGTTCAAGTCGGATGGGCCGACCAAGTAGTATTGTATACAACTTTAACTGCATAAATTAATCGGGGGGCTAATAACCCCCTTTAAAACCTAAAAAAAATGAAAACAATCTTATCTTTATTTTTAGTACTTGTAATCGGTACAGTATTAGCACAAAACACAACTCCACGTTGGGGTTCAGGACCTCCTACAAATGACAATACAGGTCGTATATTGACTTACGGATATGTATCGTATACAGAGGTGGCAGGAGCCGACACCTTGAAAGTAGTACCTAACTACTACACTACTATTGTTAAACCAACTGCAATCAATGACAGCGTAACAATCGTATTGAAATCTAACACTAATGCGTTCTTAGGCGATGTTTTGAAATTCGAGTTTTTGAATAAAACATCTACTAAAAACAACGTTAAATTTAGAAACTCGGGTTCATCTTCTGTAGGTGGCTTTGCTTTCTTAGCCGCTGATAGCACTATCGCTTTATCTGCATCAAAAAGGGCTATCGTTATTTTTACTTTTGATGGAGTAAAATGGATTGAAACATCCAAAGCAGTTCAATAGTATTAACATTTAATAAATAAATTTATGGCATATACTAAAGGTACTCGGTACTCTCAAGAACCTGCGAATGGAGGATACGCGCAAATGTATTATAGGGAGATTCAAACCCCTGCATACGCTGCATCGGTGAAAATTACTCCTGCAAATCCTTTGAGCGAATTTATTACAGTATTGTTCGCTCAAATTACTGGAGCAATTACAGTAACTGCGGATACAACTACTCCATACGATGGAGATGAAATGTTGTTGAAGTTTCCAATGGATGCGACAGGGCATACAATTACTTTAGGCGCAGGATTTACGTATACTTCCTCGACTATCGTAGGTACGGCAAATTCAATCGTAGTAATGAATTGTGTATTCGATGCACAATCTCAAACTTGGGTTGAATACGCAAGAGCAATTAATTAATAACCAATAAAAAAACTACAATGGCAAAGAAACAAGATTTTCAAATTACAAGGGCGTTGCAAAATACGCTCCTTGCAAATCCTAAGATTAAAGAAGTATATTTTAACGAAGATGGGGATTTCTTTTTCCAAAAGTTCAAACTCGAAGTTCACGAAATCGACGAAGAAACAGGAATGAGTAAAGGCTCACAACACGTTGAAACACTACCCGGAGCAGTAAAAGGACTGGTAAAGATTAAAACTGTCATAAATCGTATCCCAACTTACAAAGATGCGTTTGTTAACATTGCTTACAATCCTATTGCAATCACTTTAACAAGGGATGAAATTTTGGCAAGTCAAGCCGTATCGGATAGAAAAACTGAAAAGGAGAAACTAGAGATATTAACGGCAGCGGCCGAGATAGCGAAGTCATCCGACTTTCAGGACTTATTAAACAAAATAAACGAAAAAATTAAGAAATAATGGGAACTTTCCAAACAGGAATAGTAATCAACAAAGGGATTTCGACCAATGGCACACCATTAGCAGGACAAGACTACATCAGTGGTCTTGTTTTGTATGGTACG